GTTGACGGTTGTGGCGGTCTTCTCGACTGATGCTGTCCGTGTTGAGGCGGGAACGGCTGCAACCGCAACGACCGTGGTGGCGGGTTTCTCAACCGATGCGGTACGGGTGGATGCGGGTACGGCGGCGGGAGCGTTGACCGTGGCCGGTGTGGCGGTCGCGTCGGCCGTGACTTCGGTTTCTTCGAGGATGAGAAACCCGGAGTCATCCTCGAGGGTGAACTTGGATGTCCCGTCGGCTTCGTGGACTAGGTAGCCGCCTGGTGCGCCTTCCGCCACCCATGCGAAGTCGGTGTCCTCAACCCCGCTGACCGACCAGTTCCCCGACCGGGCCGCATCATCCCATAAGGCTGGGTCGCCGCCGACCTGGTTCGCATCGTCACCAAAGTTGACGTCGAAACATTTCGTGGTCTTGGTCAGGTCCGACCACATGACCGCCCGGTAATACTTGCCGAGCACTCCGTTAGCCGGGCCGCCTTCGCTCTGACTGTGAAGGGCGATCTGAGAGGTTGACGCCTTCCACGTTTGGACCCCGCCGAGAGTGTCCGTGTCTTCCAACACCCAGTCGGAATCCGATTCCAGGTCTTGGATGGAAGCTCCACGACGGGAGTAGAAGGCGACCACCGTTTGGGAGGAGCCGTTGTTGGCGTCCAACGTCCAACGGAGCTGGCATCTTTCCCCGTCGGACGGTTTCGAAAAGGAGGATGTGAACGTGGCCCGGAAAGCTCCCGACCCGTTCTCGACGCTCAACCCCATTGTCGCCGCCGTGGAAGTGTCAATATTCCACGATCGGAAACTGCCTGTCGTCAGCCAACGGTCAACGATGTAGGTGGCGCCGGCGGCGGGGGTCCAATCGTTGGCGGCGAGATCCACCCGCCATTCGGCGTCGTTGGTCAGGTCGAATCCGGCGTCGTCGGCGATCGCCGACCGGGCGGACGTGGTGAGAATGTCGAGGTAGCCGGCGGCCATCAGCTAGCCGTGCCGGTCAGATCCTGGCCTACCCCCTGCCATTGGCTCCACGTTAGGGAGCCGTCCCATTTGAACACCGGATTCGGTCCGTAATGGTTCCCCCGGTATTGGATACGCGCCGGGTCGTAGATGTTGCGGAACGACTGCGCCCCCTGCGATCCGGGGACCAGATTGCTGATCGTATTGTTCCGGATGAGAGCGTCAGTGACGGAACGGTCGGTCGTGTTGTCGTCGGACACCATGATCCCCAGTCCTGACACTTGACAGTCCTCCACGGTTACCAGCATCGAACCTGAAATGTAGATGTTGTGCCAGGCTCGAGCGCCGTTGGCGACACAGTTACGGACGATGATCGGACCGGGCCGTGACGCTTCCAGGAAGAACCCGGGCCCGTCGTTGTTGACCGCGGTGTTCCCGTCGAATGTGGCGGCCACACTCACGAAGTCGGTCCAGAATCCGGGACCGAGATTGTCATGCGCCGACGAGTTGCGGACGGTGAACCCGGCACCCGACCCGAACAGGATTTTGATTCCGCCCGTCGACCCGGTGCCTGTCTTCCACGACCCTGGCGGGTAGGCGGTCCCGTTTCCGTACAGCTCCACCCCTTCGACGAGTGACCCTTGCGGAGCTCCCGAAGAAATCCCAGTCTCCCCATTGTTCCGGCCAATGACGTTCCGGACGATCGAATTGGGGCCGAACTTGAGTCCTGACCGCCCATTGTTTTCGACGATCAGATCCGCGTACACCCAACCCACCCCGGAAACATCAGATCCGATCGGTGCGTGGCCGGTGACTGTCGGCACGTAACCGCGGACGATCAGCCCGTGAAACTCGACGCCTGAGATGATCGTGGTGGGAGTGCCGAAGTAGGGGAATGCGTACTGTCGGACCCCTCCCCCTTCGAAGGTTGCGCCGTGGAGGTTGCGAGCCCAAAACTGCCACTCGGATTTCGGGGTCACATTGTTCACCGGGTAGGTGCCGTCTTCGAGGATGAACACGGTCCCGGCGGGGTCGGCCATGTGCGCGGTGAACGTGGCCGGCGTTACTGAGACTCCTACCGGCGGGACGTAACCGGAGGCGGTAGTCGTGGTAGTCGCTGCAGTTGTCGTCGTTGTCGTCTGAGTTGTGGTTGTGGTCGGCTGGGTGGTGGTAGTAGTGGTCGTCAGTTTTGCTTCAAGAACACTCACACGGGTTTCCAGCGCGTTCAGTCGGGCTTCGATCCCGTTCCCCCACGTCCGGCTGTACTGGTTCGGCGCGGCCAACACTGCGAGGGCGGGGATGAGAACCAGGATGACGATCCAGCCGAGAACATGCCGTTTCATGCGGTCCTTACCACTATCAGACTGGAACCGACTTCGACGGTGGTGGCAGTGGCCGTTTCCGAACCGTGCCACAGTTCCAGGTTGCCGGAATCGGAGACGACGATCAGCCCCGTGATTTTCACAAGCAGATCCGTGGCGGTGGTCTGCACCGCGTTGGTGGTTGCGAACGGGTGCATGTTCCCGACCGCGGTCGTCGCCTCCGTATCTTCAGCCTGAGCCATTTGGAAGCCGAGAGTCGTCGTCGACACGTTATGTGCGACCGTTCCAATCGCGGCGAGCAGAGTGGATGACAGGTCGGCGTACTGGAACCACCATCGGGCCTTCGTGGTCGTCCCCGTAAAGTTGAAGTTGTATTGCGGTGCGACCGTGATCGTCGCCGACCGTTCGATGATCTTGTATTCGAAACTGTACGTCCCCGCGGTGATGGCCATGTCCAACCCGGTCACTTTGGTTGGAGTGGTAGCCGACACCGAATGCTGCGAGGTGAGCTGAGTGACCTGTGGCATCCCCAACGTTCGGAGCAGGGTCACCAGATCCGTTATCGACCCTTTCTTCGTGGCTCCCGCATCGTTGATCGGAAACTCGTTGGCGACTTCCAACGGAGAGTTGGATGTCAACCCCGAGATCTTCGTGTCAGCCATATCACGGGGTCAGATCGAAGTTGAGGATTCCACCCGACCCGGGTGCGGCCCACTGGATCGTAAGTGTCCCTGATGTGGTGGAGACTGCGGTGACGAAGTCGGACAGGACGATCAGGTTGTTCCCGGCGAGGGCGTCCGCGTAAATGATGGCGGCCATCGCATTCGCGATCGTCGAAGCAGGCCAGGACGCGTCGGCGGCGTCGAACACTGCCGACCCGGTTACAGCTTCGGTGAACACTGTGCCGGTGAGGACGTTGCCGCCCGCCGTGTAGCCGGCGCCGGACGCCTCCGACGTGGCCGAATATGCGGCGTCGGTGGAGAAGTTCGGAGTCAACGCATCCAAATACAACGCGACCTTATGGGTTTCGAGATCCAGGTCGATCGCGAGTTGGGTGGTGTCGAACACGTCGATGAAGTTCGCCACGTACACGCCCGAAGCGGTTATCGCCATCAGTTCACCTCCAACGACATTGAAACCGGGTTCGGGTTCGCCGAGCCGGGCCCGGGCATCCGATGGTTGTTCCGGTAGTTGTCCCGGGCGGCGACGACCGCAGCCTGAGCCTTCTCATATTCGGCGTTCTTCTTGCCGGCCTTCTTCGCCTTCAACCAGGCGTCTTCCGCTTTGGCAAGGTCGAGCGCAGCCTGCGCAGCTTCGACACTCATCGGGTTCTCCTTAGTTCGGACAGTTTCAAAGTGACAGGCTTAACAGTGGCGTGAGCGTCGACCCGCCCGTCGAAATGCTCCTTATGTGCGACAGTCCCTTTCGGGGATACCTGCCCGGTGCTAGCAACCCCTTCGACGGTGATGTGAGAACGCTGGTTGTAGGGGGTCACGTTCGGCGCCCGCCCCGGCCGGTAGTGGAATACGCATTCGGTGACGGGTCCCGGACGCCAACGGTTACCGCACCAGTGTTCAACCATCAGTTGAGCTGAATCCACGTGACCGTATTGTCGGTGACCGTCAACCCGTGTCCGGGCGCGACGGGCGGAGTGGACGCATGAGAGGTCCCGCCGACCGTGCACCGCAGCACCTTGTTCGAAGCGGTAACCGTTACGAGGGCTCCAGCGGCGTACACGGTGGCGATGATCCATGCTGGTGCGACCACCGAACGTCCGAGACTGTCGACGGTGGACGACGGGATCGAACGGCCCAAATGGTCGACGACTGGGTTGGTAGTGCCGGGGGTTGCATTGCCGAGCAGCCGGAGCAGATAGTCCCGCCGGGCGAGTGTGGTAGCCATTACTTCTTCTCCTCAGCTTCGGCGGCCTTCTTCGTTTTCTTCGGTTTCATGGTTTCTTCGACGGTGGCGATCTTCTCGTCGATCGCTTCCACATCCTCGAGCATCCCGGCGGATTCGAAGTAGAGGCGGGACTCTTGAAGTGCGCGGAGTAGTTCTTTCGACATGTGCCCTCCTTCGGGCGGTGAGGGGGACCCGAAGATCCCCCTCGTTGTTGCCCGTTTGGTTTAGGTGGCGGTCAGTTCGATGATCCCGTTGTTTGAGGTGATCGCCGAGGAGAAGTAGCCGGCATATCCGACTTGGACTCCGAACACTGACGGTTCGAGGATCGACATGGCGCCGACCCGCTGCTCGAACAGTTTGATCGCCGACGTTGAGAACAGGAACGCCTTACCCGAGGCGAGCCCTGCCGACATGATCACTTGGATGCCTGACAGTCCACCGACAACCCCCTGGTTGAAGTTGCCTGCGAACAGTCCTTGTGACTGGCCGGACTGTGGGTTGATCGGCGGGAACAGGGGTCCGAACGCGGCGAGCCGGTCCGGCGCCAACGCCAACACGAGCTGGCCTTGCCCTTTGACCGCGGTGTAGACGGTGGCCGCTACCGACCAGACGGCTGCGGTGATCGTCGCCGCTGTCGGGACTGCACCGTATCCGACCGGGGTTCCGGTCGACGCGTCCAGTTTGGTGCCGACTGCGGCTTCCGTCTGGATTGCGTACTGGCCGGCGAGCCCTTCGAGGACGATGTCCATGATCCCCGGCGAACTGAAGTCGATGTCCTGCTTGGACACGTTCAGGTAGCCGCCGTAGGTGACCGCGGTCACAGTCGACCGGCCGATCGTCATCTTCTGGGAGACCAGTTCGGCTTTCTCGTCTGCTGCCGCACCAGCCGACCCTTGCACAGCCACGGACGGGTTTTGGGTGATCGACGGGAGGTAGAAGGTTGCTGCCGGCATGTCCGACGTGCCGATCGCGTTGACCAGCGGACGGGCCGTGTCGATGAAGTTGATGACGTCGCCGACGATCGGATCAGGGACGATCCCGAGGTTGTCGGACGTCTTCTGATGCGCGGCGGCGCGGGAGAACACTTCCAGACGGTTGCGGGCCTCCTGGCTTCCGGTTCCCGCCTTCCACACGTCCACCGCGTACTCACCGGCGGAACGGTAGGAGACCGCTTCGACGGGTGAACGCCGGGTGGAGATCGCGTCGTCGAGTTCCTTAGCTCGTGTGGTGAACTGGCCGATCACCTTGTCTGTGCGGTCGTACTCGGCGAGTTGTTCGTTGATCTGAGACATGCGGTTGGTCAGTTCGCCGAGCGTCGCCTTCTCAGTGTCGTTGGTGTCTCGACCCTGTTCGCCGGCGTTACTGAGGATCGCCTCGTAACCCTGCTTTTTCTCGTCCAGCTCGCCTTCGAGCTTACGAATCATTGAGTCCAAAGCGGACATGATGTTTCTTCTTTCCTGATGGTGTCCTGCCCGCTCGGCAGTTATTCGATGGTCCCCGCTCGGGACAGACGGTCGATCGCCCGCAGATATTCGGGGTCGGCCCACGCTTCGTCGAGAGAATCAGCAAACTTGGGGGGGGTGAGGTCTAGTTCGTCGGGCTTGTCGCGGACGGCGAGAACCCTGGCGTTCTCATATGAGGGGGCTTCGACCATTCCCAAATGGTCGAGGAAGGCGCGGACGACTTCGCGGAGTCTGGTGCGCCGGTCGTGGCGGATGTCCTCCGAGCTTTTGATCCGGTAGCCGACCGACGGGGAGATAGCGTCGTCTTCGGCGAGGGCGAGTGTTTCGTCGCCTCTCAACGTGCGGGAGATTTTCGCTCGGGTTATCAGCCCGATTTCGGCTTGCGGGTCGGCCCACACCAGTTTCCCTACGGTGTCGCCGATCTTGTGTTCCCGGTTGACCCGGACCCGGCCGACATGGTCTTCCAAACCGTCGAACGCTCCACGGCGGAAAACTTCATGCCACCATTCGCCCCGTTCGAACACGTCGGCTTCCTGATCCCAGGGGACGGCGACCACGTCGATGAGACGTTGTTTCACGTCTACTTCGGCGACGACCGCGTCGTTTCTGACGAAGATTTCAGACTCCACTCGGCACCTCCTGTGGTGAACCGTTCAACGTCGCTCCGGTGAGTGCTTGCGCCGAAATGGGGGAGGTGAACCGTTCCGCCATTCGGGCCTCGTCGACTGTGACGATCCCCGCGGCGACCAGTTTCACCCACGAGTCTGCACGGGCGGCGAAATCTGGGCGGGTGTACTCGTCGCGGTTCAACTCGGCGGCCTGGCCTCTTGGGAGAGCCCAATTCGAAAACGCGGTCATGACTGCGGTCGCATACGGACGCAACGCTGAACGGTCGTGGTAGTCGAACAGTGCCGACACGTTCGTGTATGTCAATGAGTCGCCCCCGGACGGGAGGCCGGCGAGGAACGGGGGCACACCGAGGAGGAGAGCGATGCGGGATTCGGTGAACTGGCTGATTTCAAGCATCGCCATATCCTTCGGGGATGTCACCTTATGGTCGACCAGTTTCACATTGTTGTCGAGGACCGGCGGGTAGCCGAGATGTTCCATCCGTGTTTTCACCCACTGATGCAACAGGTCGTCGGCGTCCTCCGGGCTTAGCTCCTGGTCGGTTTCCAGGGTTTGGCCGATCGACCCGCCGCTCGCCACTGTTTCCCGGACGTATTTCGCGAGGATGCCGGCGGTGAGGATTCTTGCGCCCGCCGATTCGAGCGGTCCGACCCCGTGCGCGGAGTCAGTAGTCGACTTGTACCGGATGTGGCAGATCTGTGAGGTGATGTCCCGACCGGAGGGCAGCTTGTAGTTGCGGGTGCCGTCTTTCAGTTCGACTTTCACCATCCACGGCGGCAGCACACGGAACTTCATCGGGTAGCCGTCGGTGTATTCGGCCATCGACCAGACGAACGTTTCGCCGAGCTGGTAATCCCAAAACTTCTGTTTCGCGTATTCCGCGTAGCTGTTGTAGATGGCCGGGTCGGGGTTGGTCATCCACGACATCGGAGGGGATATCCGCCCGTTGGTAGTCCGGTAGACGGGCATCGTTGAAAGTATCCGAGAGTTGATGTCGAGGCACATCCAGGCGACGTCGATGAGTTCGTTGAACTTCGACCCG